AAAGCGTCTCCCCCGCAATGGCAAGGCTCTCGTCGCTGCCTTTTTCCACGCCCAAGCTGGCGCTGCCCATCACCTGAAAATTGGACGGCTTGTCGCCGTAGACCTTGTAGATGTGCTCCTCCTTGAAGAAGCACGGATAGCCGAGATAGCTGCAGCACGCCGTAAAATCTCCGGTGCTTTCCACATCCACCGCAAAGCTGTCCGTCGCCACGCCGTCAAACACATTCCAGTTGAAGATGTCGCCCAGCTTGCTGGCGTAGATCGTGTCGCCCTTGCATCCCCACAGCCGGTTTTCATTCTCGCAGATATAGTCTAACTCCGGAACCGTGCGGCTGAGTTGCAATGTTTCGCTGTCTCCGCCGTCCGAGATGGTGAAGGTGTTCTCATAGAAGCGCAGGTTGTCCCCGTCAATCTCCCGGATAATGGCGGTCTTGTTGTTCTCCGGATGCGTCGTCGCGCCGGAGATCGTCACCGCGTCGCCCTCGTTGAACTTTGCTCCCGCACCCACAGCGTAGATGGTGTTGGCTTTTGCTTCCTCGCCCGCGTAGGTGCCGTCCTGAATCTTCGCGCTCCCGCTCCAGCTGCTTTCCAGTGCGCCGAAGTCGCCCGTCAGGCGGTTGTAGTATTTCTTGTCCGGCAGGATAATGAGATAGGCGCCGAGGGCGCAGAAAGTCTTTTCGCTGTCCTCCACGCTCCCGCGCTCGATGCCGCCGTAGAAGAACTTTGTCCCGTCCGCCCAGGCGAGCGCGTCCCACGAGTAAAGGCCGTTTCCCTTCGTGAGCGTCCGGAACAGCCTCCGCCTGCCTCGGCTGGCAAGCAGGGGATAGTAGTCGCTCGTCAGGTTCCTCATGTCCCACAGCTCGCCGTCACCGGCGCCGAGG